TTAATAACCATCCGATCCCACGGCGTGGGGCATGGATGGGGCAAACTCACTCAATTTCTGGTTGAGGATGAGTACCTGGTCCTGGTTATTTTCAGCCATCCAGGATCCGTACACCCGGTAAACCATTTGCGCGTCAGTGTGGCCCATTTGCTTCGCGATGAAGTTCGGGTTGGCACCGGCAGCTAACGACCAGCATGCATACGTGTGCCGGGACTGGTATGCTCTGCGATAGCGAATCCCGGCGCGCCGCATTGCCGCTTCCCACGACTGGTTAATCGACCCCACTGCGTAATGATGCCCGGCACGGCCATTACGTGATGCGATCTGCGGGTTGAACACGAACGTGCAAGCATGCACATCGGTACGGCCATACTCGCGCAGCTTCACCTCAACCTGATACTGCTTACCCAGGCGTGTCAGTTCTGCCTGGCTCTTCAGCACGTCGAAGGCCGGCTGAATAAGATTAATGATGCGGTCCGTCCCGGCCTCTGTTTTCGGAAGGGTGAACTCCTTCGTTAACGTGTGGTTACGGCGGATCATCATCGTACCCGCTTTCAGGTCGATATCTTCCCAGGCCAGCGACACAAGTTCTCCGTGGCGCACGCCGGTGTACACTGCCAGAGACCACATGTTTTTCAGTTGCTGGTGGGCGCAGGCGTTAATCAACCTGACGAACTCCTCTCGTGTCAGCGGGTCCGGCTCGCATCGTGACCGCTTGAGAAGGGCGATCCCGTTGAACGGGTTAACCCTTAAATAACCGCTATCAGCGGCAAACTTAAACATCCCGCCCATGGTCTTCATGTAGTTGTTGACCGTTCTGACTGAGCGGCCTTTAACCGGCGTTTTCTGTCCTGTCTTCAGGGTGTGATAACCGGTCAGCAATTCCTTCCTGATAAACAGCAGGTCTTCCTGTGTCACCGCAGAAACAAGCCTGTCCCCACCAATCCTTGGCACCATGTTGCGCGCTATAGATGAATAGCGTGACATCGCATTGGTGCTGATCTCCATGCGCTTCAGCTCAAGCCACTTGTTCGCCAGTTCGAGCACGGTGATCTCTTTGCTCTCCACCCCAAACCTTCTCAGGTTCGGTGAATCAGGGAACTGGGCCGCATAATTGAAATTGCCGGTCTTTATCGCGAAGCACACTGACGCGCGCAGCTCGCCAGCGACCTTTCTGTTTTTTGGTGTATCCGGCACTCCGAGGCTTTCACGCACCCGGCTGCCTTTATAGATGAACCATATGCGGAGCGTACCGCCATGGTTCTCCACGCCTGTTGGGTATGCTGACTTAGCCATTATTCCCTCCTGACGTCCAAGAGCCTGCTAAGCATAAACGGATCTTCATTGGCGCGCACCCGGCTGTTTCTTTGACATGCTCTCAACCCACTGGTCGACAGCCTTTCGGTTGTACATGCATTCGCTGTTTTTCTTCGGCACGCCGTCCGGTGAGACGTGTAGGTATTCCCGTCCTACCATCCAGCATTTTTTGCGGGCCCGCTCGATAGTGCCCGGGCGAAGGCCGGTAATCTCGACGAGCTTTTCTTCGGTTACCCAGTCGTTGGGCACGATTAAGGTCATTTCGCTCATGGGTGTCTCCAGGCAAAAAGAAGCCCGGCGCGTGGCCGGGCAAAAAGGGATAACGGAGCAGTGCTTTCGCACCCAATAGCCAGCTCATAACTGGCTATCAGTTGCGTTAGTCGTCAGGTATATTGAGTCGTATTGAAAAGGAGAGGTGCATGGCTACCTATAAGCAGATCCAGGAATACGTCAAAGCTCATAATGGTGTAAGCGTAAAAACATGCCATATCGCACATGTTAAGCATCTGCATGGGTTACAGATGAAACAGGCACCGAACCGCATCTCTCCTGACTCAAGGGTGTATGAATGCCCTGATAAGTTCGTCACCTATATAGAGCAAGCGATGAAGCATTTAGGGATGATCAGTTAACCTCCTCATGCCGCACGCTGGGCACAGCGATTTAATCCAATAAAAAACCCCGCCAGGGCGAGGTTCGTTTCAGTACACTGTTTTCAGTTTAGCGGGGTAGGGTTGCACTTAAATATCGCATCTACTATCGTTTTATCTGAAGGTTCTTCACCATGCACTCCAATCAAAAAACCTCCTTTTTCTGGATAAACAGTGCTAACCCGGAATGAAACCTGCTCTGCACTATAACTAACTATATTAGTGCCTGTGGGCGATGGTACTGGTTTGCTGTTGAAGTAGTAGGATTCTTTCCCGGGTTCAACCTGTTTCTTTGTGCCTTCATGTCCAGCACCAAAAAGCATAATATCTTTCATCTTATGATCTCCTGAATACAGACTAACAAATATTAGGCTGACACCGTGAAGGACGTAAATACCGCTGTTTAGTAAGGGAGCAAGGATGAGTTAGAACCCCCTCTGCTTATTCCTTAGTTCGATAACACCATGGCACGCAGCGCAGGTCTGGCAGCCGGGAACGGCAGCGCGCCGCGGCTCTGGAATTGGTTCGTCGCACTCTTCACAACGCTCAGCTGATACGGCGTTACGGTCGATGCGGTGAGCGGCGATCGCCATATCGATACGTTGCTGAGCCAGTTCATTCGCTTGGTCAATAATCTCTGCGGTCATTTCTGGACTCCTTCAGTAAATTATTCAATTTCGCCTTATAACTGGCTTTCGCTTCCTTCTTGTTGGGTCGCCAGTCCCCGTAAACGCTCACATCTCTGTAGTTTCCCAAACGATACATCCGGCAATTTCCGTTGCGGTCATAGTCCATCTGCGGCTTGTTGATACCAAGCCACTCATGGAATTCATGACCGCTATCAGCATTCAGAAAATCCTGGTAATTACTTTTTGCCTTGTACTTACGGGCGGTAAGCTTTGGAGGCGAATATTCCACTACCTCGCCGTACTCTATGCCGTCAATGGGATGGTACCGTTCGGGCGAGTGGTAAGGCGCGGTATCAAGAACAACGCCAATGTAGTGGCCGAAATCACGCACGATTGTTCCTGGTTCGCCATAAGCCACAACGCGGCGACCTACGCAGGCGTTAACTCCATACTGCGAATTGATGTATTCGAAGCTCATAATCAGTGCTCCCGGAACTGTCGGTTAATTCGGTTGAATGTGAACGCCAGCAATAAAAAGGGCCGACTTAGCGACCCGGGGAATTTTGTTGTCATTGTTCGGCTCCAAACCGCCCGTTAAGGCGGCCAGTTTTGACGACAAACTCCAGGAGGCTAACTCCCAGAGCTTCAATTTTCTTGTGATGCTTGTTGATGATGGGAGGCACCGTTTCGTTCCAGTTAGGCTTTGGCTTCTTGCGCATCGCCTGCTGGATCTCTTCGGTGCAGCGGCGGCAGGCGGCGCGGATGGCGTTGTCTTTTTCTGGAGTCGTATGCATCAAGCCGCCCTCCATCCGTCTTTGAAGATTGGCTGGATATTACCTGGGAAAAGCTCAACATCTGGTGATTCAGCCTGATTTCCCCAGTGGTGCCAGCCTGGCGCAGCGCTGCGGCTAAACAGTTCAATGCGTGGCACATCACCGTAAAGCAGCTCCAGCCGGTTGCGAACTTCCCACGGCTTTTCGCTGTGGGCTCCGAGCGGGCTGTATACCACCTGCTTAATCCCGGCGTGCTTCCGTTCCAGCCCGGCGCCACGGGTAGCAATCAGTAGGTCTTCAGTATTGGCCCGGGTGTGGTTGCCGCCATTCATTCGCGTCTCTGCATTCAGCAGATCGAGGAAGTCGTAAAAATCACTGACATCACCCTCGGCGAGTGCCTTGTTGATGCGAAGCTCGGCGTTCTGATTCAGCTTCACCCAGGTAAAGCCCTTCATCGTGCGAACGGTGAAGCCCCAGGCCTCAGCCAGTTCAATCGCCTCCTGGTTATGCGTGCCGGTGTACCACATCGCCAGCACCGCGTTTTCGGCGGCAAGTTCCCACACCGGCAGACGCTTGATGTCGATTAACTTCATGGTGGAGTAGTGATCGGCAGCGGCTCCGTTGCTGATGGTGTTGCCGTAAGACCAGGGCGGGTCAGCCATTATTAAGCTGTATTTTTGATTCGGCATCTTCTTCCCTCCATCAGAGAAACGACGCGGTTGAAATCTTCGTAGCTCTCAATATTCCGTGAATAATCAAGCATCCTTTGCGTGCCGTTGGAATAAATTCTCCCCGGGTAAATACCGCTAGAAGATCTAAACTCCATCGTCTGGATAAGCGTTCCTGGGTTTTTTGTGCTGGCCAGTTCATCCGTAGACATGAAGGCTATCTTCTCTTCATCGATGACAACGAAGGCGTAGAAGTCACATGTACTAAGTGATGCTGCGCGGCCATAACCTTTCCCCGTTCTCGTTCCGAACCGGTAAACACATTTGATTTGCCGTAATCGCGCATTCTCAGCGTCGAGCGAACCTGCCCCTTAAGGAGCCTACCGTTGGTCTCAACCACAATGTCGTATGGCAACCCCTGGTCTGATGGGAAACAAACAAAACCCTGCTTGGCCAGCTTAAAAATTGCGTAATATTCTCCGCACTTTCCCAGCTCAAGCTCGCTGACATATTTTCCGGTCATGGAATTACACCTCCAAACCAAGTTGTGGTGTGAACCGATCGCGTTCTGCGTCGTAATTCAGCGAACTTGCAGAGTTAAAGGCCTCTATGCGTTCTACCAGCACAGCGGCTCTGGTTTCTTTGCTGGCTGGCGCATAGGCTGATTTATCCCATGCCTTATCAATACCGATATTGCGCGCAACGTTTGTGCTGTCAGCTGATGAAAGGGGTATGTGAGTAAAAATGTCTTTATTCAGCATGCGAAGGCCATGGAGCTTGGGAATCGGATAGCCATTTGAATCGACTACGTGCCGGATAAGGTCTCGCAATTTTGCCCTACAGGCGCGCGGTCGCTTTGCATCGTATTCACCCATTGAACCTATGCAAACACGAGGAAACTCATGGCAAAGACGAATGAAACGCTCGTCGGGTTCGCTCATATGCCAGACAGGCGCACCGACGAATTTACCGTGTGGCCATTCAGCTATAAGCGCGTCGTTCTCTTCACTGGTCCCGCCGATCACGTCAGGGATAACTGCAAAAGCAAAGCGAGGGTGATTCATCCAACGACCTACAAACGCGTAGTAGTCATTCCAGTTAACAACGCGCTTTTTCGTCCAGAAGCTGAATGCGCCGTTATCCAGCGCGAAAGACTGGGTGGCTTCGCTGGCCAGGGCCAATTGGCCGCGGTTGGCGAAGGAAATGAAAGCGTGCCTGCCTTTCCATGCCTTCAGGGCGCATGTGTCCGGCGTAATCGGTCCGCCGTGAAAATGGATCATGCACCCTCCCGCTCCGGATCGTTAACATCCCAGCCATTACGCTCATTATTGGTTTGCAGCCGCTTATCTCCGACCTCTTCAATGCTGCGGCTGGTAATCTCTGCGACTTCAGCGTTTGAGTGTCGCCACAGCAGCGCCAGCTCTTCGAGAGACCACGCTTTCATAGCACTGACTCCATTTCGTCGATGTAGAGGCCCTGAGCAATCAGGCGGCTACGGCGGGCGGCACGCGCAATGCACTCCTGCCGTCTACCTTCTTGCGATTGTTCTATGGCGCGCCGAGTGAACAGGCGCGATTTACCTTGCGGCGTTACGACCTTTGGCCTGCTGGCTAGGCTAAATGCCCGGTCGCAGATGCCGTCCTCGTTGAGCCATTTCTCCGACGCGACAATCTGTGCTATCTGCCCGGCGCCGCGGGTAATGCCATTGGCGACCCGGTTGAACTCGATGAGCGTTACGCCAAACTTCTCTGCGATTTCGCTGCCGGTTACCGGGCGTCCGCGCGTCTGAATCATCCATATAACGCGCTCACGGAGGCCGGAGAATTGTCCGGCACGCCCGGGCCTGCGGTAGAAGGGTGTGCGTTTCATTTCCACTGTTCCCCGAACGTGAAACCGATCTCCGCCAGCGCCTCGTCCATCTTCTCGATGAACTCAGGCACCATTTCATTGAAATCAGTCATGTATTGCGGATCCCGCTCAACGACGATGTGGTGAATACCTTCGCGTTTCATGCGCGGGTCGTAGTTGGCAAAAAACCAGGCGTCTTTCCCGGTCACCCACATGCTGTACTGCACCTGGGCCATGTACGCAGACTTGATTGCTTCGAAACCGCCAAGGCGGAATTTCATGAAGTCGCGAGAGGTGAAAGGGCATTTAAGCTCAAGGCCAAACCCGTTACTGCACAGGCCGTCAGGGGAGCACGCAGTGCGCATGCTCTCGTCACGGAACAGGATCGGAGACTCCGTGACTTTCACGTCTGTGGTGAACTCGAAAAGGGTGCGGGCATCTTCCTCGTACTGCTTACCCCAGGCCAGCGCCTTGGCGTTAACCTCTGGCGCAACGCCGGTGCATACCTCGGCGAGCAAGGTGTGGAAGTAGGACATTTTCATATCTGTCCACTTCTTCCCCGATCTTGGCTTGGATATGACGTTGTGTTCTTCTGAGGCAGTAATGACGCCGAGGCGCAGCCGGTGCCACGCCTCATCGCCCTGTTGGATAGTGGTTACGTCAATGCCGGTCCGGGAATGACTTCGATACCAGCGAGCCGATCACGTTTACCGGCTCGATGTATGTGCTGGTTACCGACAGCCTGGGTAACCCAACTCTGCGTTATCCGGCCACCGCCCGTAGCGACACGAAGTACGGATTCACCGCGGCTATCCCTAACATTCAGCTCAACATATGGAACGGTGACACTGTGCAGCTACCGTCGCGCTATCTCATAGCGACAGTGGAGGAACTGGACAGTCAGCTATGGACGGTCAACAGCATCAAACCTAACACAGATAACACGGTATCTCTGACCGTCGCGGAATACAGCGACGCCATCTACCAATAAGAACCGTCCCCGACCAACCGAACCCGGCTAACGTGCCGGGTTTTTTTATGGAATCAATATGGCTACTACACCTACCAACCAGCCTGTACCAAGTGAATCACCTATCGACCTTAAGTTTAATGCAGGGAAAATTGATGAATTTGTCACGTCTATGGGGTGGACCTATACCGATCGCTTCGGTCAGAAGCACTACACGATTGAAGGCATTAATTACCTTGCCCAGCAGGCAATGGCAGCGTTCGGTTATGTGATTCTCACTGGCAAAACGTTTACCACTGGCGCAACGATAAACAACCCGAACGAAGTTCTGCTGAATACAGCTGATGGAGAATACTACAAATGGACCGGTTCATTTGCAGGTGGTCCAAAAGTAGTTCCCGAAAACTCAACTCCGGCGAGTACTGGTGGCGTTGGCCCTGGTGCATGGATTGGTGTCGGCGATGCCTCTCTTCGTGCAGCACTGGCATCTTCATCAGGTGCCGGTATGGTCGGATATAAAAATAAAGGGGCATATTCTGTCCAGCAAACAGTGAAAGATAAGCTCGATCGCATTTACTATGCCAGTGATTACGGCGTTCTGACGACTAACACCGCCGCTGTAAACACGACGAATTTGCAGAACATGCTGAACGACCTTTCCGGTAAGTCCACCATTACGAGAATCGTGTTTGCAGATCAGGGTACTGTTTTTGTTAACGGGCCAATCACAGTACCTAATAACACCGACATCGAGATTAAGGCCGGGGTTACGGTTTCAGGAGCTTCAGGCAATCTGAAGCCAGTGTTTGTAAGTGAGAAATGGGCATATGTTCTGTCAAACAGGACAGTGTCTGGTGGGTTTGCTTCAAACACATCCGATCTAGGTAACCGTTCAGATTATATTGGTATCTGGGGTGGCGGGACCGTTGACTACAACTATTCGACCGGAGGGGCGGCGAACGAGCTGGAAATGCATTGCATCTGCATAGCATCAGTCGCTCGGGTTAAATTAGGTGGCGGCCTTGAGATTAAAGGGGCAATTAAATATTCATATCTTGTTGCCAACGTTCAATATCTTGATGCTCAAGGGCTTCGTTTTAATAACAACTCTGATGGTTTGCATCTACAGCCACCCATCGATTACGCATACGTAAGGGACCTGTATGGAACTACTGGTGATGACATGTTCGCCATGACTGGTGGCGACTATCTTGATTACGATCTGGGTCTACGCGGAACGTTTAATCATATCGATGTTAAGGGCATTTATGGCATTAACTCTTTATGTGCAGTAAAAGTTGCAGGAAATAGCTCTACCCCTGTTCGGCATCTTAGCATAGACGGTGTTTATGGTAGCTATCAGCACAGTGTCATTAGGGTCTGGACGGATAGCGCTCAGTTATCTCGCACAGATGTAAAGACGCTTAATATTAATAATGTTGGTGGGACACCTGGATCTGGTTATCGTGCAATCGAATTTAAAACGGTAGGCACAGGTACTGTTACTGTAGATAATGCAATTATCGGAGTCCTTTCAGCTAATTACTTATCTTCAACGGTGGCTGTAATCTCAGTTACAACTGGTACGGCTGGAAGTTCATCGGTGCGATTATACAATCTTGAATGTCGATGCCCTCGTGATGTCGTTTATTTCCTTGATGTTGGGGGAGACGGAGCTGCTTCTGATAATAGTAGAATAGATAATTTGAAGTTAAACTTTGATAAGACTTTGCTTCCATCTTCGGTAAATGGTGCGTGTGGTGTTAATTTATATCGAGGGCAAATAAACTCCCTTACGGTTACGGGATGCATTGAAATGTCTACAGGTCAAGCAGTTATAAAGAAATCAGGAGGAAAGTTTGAGAAAATTATTCTAAATAATTTAATTCAACTTAATGGGGCTAGCATTTTAGGTACGCAGCCTAACTATGATGGGTCTACGGTCGCCATTCAGATTATAGGTGGCGTTTTCACTAATCCCGATAAGATTACGAATCTTATCGGTAATTATACTGTAGCAGCAGCAAGTCCAATTATAACAGATAAAGTCGGTGAGATATTTGCAGCAACAAGTAGTGCTGTTAACTTGTCAGGAGCAATTGGTTACGGAAATTCATGCATCCCAGCAACCTCAAAATCTGGTGTATTTTGGAATATCAAAGGCTTTGGCATCTATGCTGATGCAGCTATAGCTTCATCAGCACGCGGTAACTATTGTTACAATACCAATACTTCTATACAGGGTGGTATAGGTTTAGTTGCAGCTAATGGAACAACTTGGGTAAGTTTAATTTAAGTTTAAAAGGGCATCTTACGATGCCCTAAATATTCACTAAATGTTATTTTTTACCCGTGACAGCATACAAAGTACTGTAAATACTAATAAGTCGAAGCAGATATTCATGCCGAAAAGATGTTTGCTTAGATCTCGGTAACCCTCACCTAAGAAAGCTAAGAATAACTGAGAAGCGCCGAATGATGATATAAAGAAGATCACTTGACGATAATATTCATTCTTTAAAAATATAGATAAAACCATTGAAATAAATAAAACGCTAAACCTTATATCCTTGAATAAATAATCCTTGATACTTGTAATCATAGCTAATGGGCCATGGTTGTTTTCAATTAAATGGAAGGATTTGAAAACATGAATGTAGTTTTCTGTATATTGCTCTTTCATGCCTAAATCATAAGGCAGTGTCAATATTAGCGATGGATTGCCAAGGAACGATTTAATCGTATCAGAAAATGATGTGTTAATGTTTTTTTTATAACAAAATTCACCAATGTCGCTAGACAGAGCGCCTTTTGCTATGTCATATTTATTACCCCACGCATCAACTCCCACACACTCAAGGTCTACATTTTCAGGGAGCTCAACTTTATTATTTTTCATTAGTTGATATATCCCATAGTAGTTAGAATGATATTTGTTTAAGCTTACCGCTCCTTTAGAAAAGGTAATGCATAAAACACCTAATAGTAAGCATAAGAGAGATAGCGATATTTTTAGCTTTAGTTTATGCCTGTCAAAAATCACTTGATGCAAAATAAATATAAGAGGTGTTAACGCAAACTGGCTCTTGGAAGTCGTCAGTATGGCTAAAAATGTATACATCAATACTATTCCTTTAGTATCTCTTCTCTCCATATATATTATTATTAAAGGAATGCAAATTAATAAGACTTGTTCCTGATAGAAAGAGTTGAACATGGATAGATTGGACGATGATACGAGCAACAATGATAGTGCAATAAAAATAAAGTCAGCACTCTTCCCCTTCCTTCCTGATAATTTTTTGAATACAAAATACAGAGCAATTATAAATGCCATTTTTAAAATGGCACCCAGCAATCGCATGTCAAGTATATTTGTATATAATGAAGTTATATAGGCATATAAATACAGTAAATAACTGTAGGAGCTGATATATTTAAAGTGGCCTATAGACTTAAAGTTTTCTTTTAGATCAAATACTAACCCACTATCTTTAGAGAAGTTATTAACTCCGTTAAGAAATAAATCAACGGCTCTTCCAAAGTCTGAAGTGTTAACCAAAAAGATATCTTTCGATAAAAACACTATCAAAATCATATAAAAACATATAATAGGGCTCAGTTTATATATACGCATTATAATTTCCCTTTAAGAACATACCTAGGTCTATTTTTAACTTCAACATAAATCCTTCCGATATATTCTCCTAAAACACCAATGCCAATTAATTGTATGCCGCCTAAGAACAGAATTGATACAAGTAATGACGGATAACCGCGAACGGCATTCCCAAAAACAAGTGTGTCAATGATCATCCACGTTCCATACAGGAATGCTACTCCGGCAACAAAAAGTCCGATATAGGTCCACATACGCAGAGGGAATGTAGAGAAGCTTGTGATCCCTTCAAGTGCCAAGTTCCACAACTTCCAGCCGTTAAACTTCGTGCTGCCTGCAACACGCTCGGCACGGGCGTACTCGACTACATCAGTGCGGCCGCCCACCCAGCTCAGAACGCCCTTCATAAACAGGTTGCGCTCTGGCATGAGCTTAATGTTTTCCACCACCTCGCGAGACATAAGACGGAAGTCACCAACGTTTTCTTCAATCTTTGGATTGCTGATCTTGTTGTGCAGCTTATAGAACCACTCAGCTGTCTTGCGCTTCAGCCTGCCATCAGTGGAGCGGTCAGAGCGCTTGGCAAGAACCATATCTGCCCCGGCCTGCCACTTCTCGATCAGGTGAGGAATGACTTCGATAGGATCCTGCAAGTCTACGTCAATCGGGATAATTGCTTCACCTGTCGCATGGTCAAGACCGGCGAACAAAGCTGGTTCTTTCCCAAAGTTACGAGTGAATGACAGTGGAACAACAAGTGGATCGGCAACAGCAAGCGCGTTGATAATTGATTCTGTCGCGTCTTTACTGCCGTCATTGATGAAGACTATCTCTACTTCATGTTGCTGAAGCCCTTCAAATTCCCGAACCGTTTTATAAAAAATAGGTATCGCGTCTTCTTCGTTGAAGACGGGAACGACCAGAGAAATTTTCATTTCGCATCCCTAAAGACAATGAACTTTGAATAAATAAAACCGCACACCAGACTGATTGCGGAGAAGAGAATGAGAGTCACAATTGGAGCCATACCGGACTTATCGGCAGCCCAACCAACAGTTGCGCTCAAGGATCCCATAAACCCTACATACAGCATGTAGCGCATCGTGGTTGTCGAAGACTTAAACGTGAACCTGGCGTTTGCAAAGAAGCTGAATGACACCGCCACGACGAACCCGGCGAAGTTGCCAAGAGCCTGACCTGTGTGAAACGCGTATATGCAAATAGCGAACACAACCCAGTGAATGAGCGTGTTTATGACGCCGATCGATGTGTACTTAGCAAAGAGCTTTAACATTATAAAAATCAGTCAATTCGGAAAGGTCTGAAGTTTAGCATCACTGTGCAACTTGATCGACTCTCATATTTGACGATACTGTATATAAATACAGTTTTTTTGGGGGGAGCCATGGAGGCAAAAGCTCAGCGATACAGGCTTGAACAGTTATGTGGGGTTAACCGCTACTCATGCTAGTTGAAACGTCAGGTGGTTATGCACTTTTTCAGCCTGATCTTCCGCCCGCCAACGGAACTCGCGTGCTGGTGCATGCGTTCGGCCAACTACAATTCGCGGTCGTTATGGGCGGTTCGCTCATCACCGAAGACGGTGAAAGCATAGAGGGTGATGCTTTAGATGAAGTCGATGTCATGGGAGTGGTGACCTTTTTTATCAATGGCGCTGCGGCGTTCACAGACGACAATCCGGTGATGTGATGTTTGCCCTGGTCGATGTGAACTCATTTTATGCCAGTTGCGAGACGGTATTCAGACCAGACCTGCGCGGGCGGCCTGTTGTCGTTCTGTCGAATAATGACGGTTGCGTAATCGCACGTAGCGCAGAAGCAAAGGCTGCCGGGATAGCGATGGGTGAGCCGTTCTTCAAGCAGAAGGAGTTGTTCCGGCGCGCTGGTGTAGTTTGCTTCAGCAGCAACTACGAGCTCTATGCAGACATGTCCAGCCGGGTAATGACCACGCTGGAAGAAATGAGCCCGCGCGTGGAAATTTACAGCATAGACGAAGCCTTTTGCGATCTGACCGGTGTAAGGAACTGCCGGGACCTTACTGAATTTGGGAAAGAGATCCGCTCGACGATATTACAGCGGACGCATCTTACAGTTGGCGTCGGCATAGCGCAGACCAAGACGCTGTCTAAGCTGGCTAACCATGCTGCGAAAAAATGGCAACGGCAGACTGGCGGGGTGGTTGACCTCTCAAACGTCGACCGGCAGCGCAGGTTAATGGCACTGGTGCCGGTAGAGGATGTCTGGGGCGTTGGCCGGCGCATCAGCAAGAAGCTGAACGCTATGGGCATCAAAACAGCACTGGACCTCTCAGAGCAGAGCACGTGGATTATCCGAAAACACTTTAACGTTGTGCTGGAGCGAACCGTCCGGGAGCTGCGCGGCGAGCCATGTCTGGATCTGGAGGAGTTCGCCCCGGTAAAGCAGGAAATTGTATGCAGCCGATCGTTTGGCGAACGCATTACAGACTATGAGCAGATGAGGCAGGCTATTTGCAGCTATGCGGCCCGTGGTGCTGAGAAGCTACGTGGTGAGCATCAGTACTGCCGTTTTATCTCCGCTTTCGTCAAGACCTCTCCATTTGCCCTTAATGAGCCGTATTACGGAAACAGCGCATCGGTAAGGCTGCTCACGCCAACGCAGGACAGCAGAGACATCATCAACGCCGCGGTAAAGTGTCTGGACAAAATATGGAAGGACGGTCACCGGTACCAGAAAGCGGGTGTCATGCTGGGCGACTTCTTCAGCCAGGGCGTGGCCCAGCTCAATCTGTTCGACGACAGTGCGCCTCGAGCTGGTAGCGAGAAGTTAATGGAAGTGCTGGATCACCTGAATGCAAAGGACGGAAAGGGCACGCTCTATTTTGCCGGGCAGGGTATACAGCAGCAGTGGCAGATGAAGCGTGAAATGCTGTCGCCTCGATACACTACGAGATTTTCAGATTTGCTTGTTGTCCTATAA